TTAGTGACTAAGTTGTACCCAGTAATGTCGGTATCCGACAGTTCGTATTGGCCTAAAGGTTCAAAACCATCGCCTGCTTCAGTGGTCAATGTAACGCCTGATTGAGTCGCCAAAAACGTCTGCACATATTCGGCCACAAGATCTAACCCTGACTCAGTGTCAATATTTTCGCTGTCGTATGCAGGGTATAAATTCAGCCCCACGCCTGTTTCACAGTCTAATTGCAAGCTGTGGTGCGCGGTGCGTTTGAGGTTGTTTTGGCCAGTCGGCAACGCTCGCCAGCTCCGCAACCACTTTTGGATGCCGCCATTGTCGGCGTATACATCCAAGTCAAACGTGTAGATGTTACCGTTTTCAAAGTCGCCAACAATGATATTGCCACCAAAGTTACATTGGCAGTTGCTACGGTGACGCATAAAATCACCGTTATCAAAGCCAGCACGTTCATGCCATGCTTGCGTTGATACGTCATAAACCCATGTAGCGTTGCCGCTTGGGAATGTCAGCACATAAAAGGCATGGCCTTCTTGTTGGTATGTGTAAGCAATAGCGTCCGAGATGTTGCCGTATTGGGCAATAGCGTATTCAATCGCGTGGGTAGAAATACGAATACCAGTGTAGCCATTGGCGCGGTAGACAATACCTTGGCCACGGGCGTCTGTGCCCAACCAAAACAAGCCGTTGTCCATCTTAGCGATGGTGTACGCTGATACGCAGCCGATCTCATTGAAAGCGCCTTGGATGCGGGTCAGAGGGAAGTCAGCCGCGCTGGAGTTGTACCAAACTTCTACTGAATCAGTACCAAACACCCACAGCTCACGGTGGTCGGCAATGATGCCCACCACGCCGTCGGGTGAGCCTTCAGCGCTTGCAAAGTCCAACGGATCAACTGAAGTGCCGTCTAGTAATTGCGTCACCCAAAGGATTTGGCTGTTGGGTTGATTGAATACAAAGTAACCGTCAAGGTACGCTACTGTTACTGCACCAGCAAAGTCAGGGTCTGTGATTTGGGCAAATACGTCGGTGACTTCGTTGTAGATAAAGCCGTCAGGGTTGCAAGCCAAAAAGATCTGCGTTCCATTGTCGGCAATAGACACAGGGCCTGTGCCAGTCACGGTGCCCAACAGCGTAGGGGTGGCATTCAAGCCAGTCAGTTTAAAAAACTGATTGCCCGACACAACAAAGAAATCACTGCCATTGGTTTGATGCGCCCACAAAGCGCGGATCGGGCCAGTGCCTACTGATTGCAGAAAGTTAAGTCCAGGGGCGCGGTTAAGAAAGCCTGGTTCTTTACCGCCTTCGGGAATAACTTCAGGAAACAGATTGACCATGCGGTTATCCGCAGCGTTGATACTGCGGGCAACATACGCCGACCCAAGAATCGGCGTTTTCATTAGGCCGCAACTGCTTTGATAACCGCAAAGTTAAATACGGGTGTTTCTGTGGTTGTGCCGCCAGTAGTGCGAAATGTGATATTAAAACTTCCCGCAGCCACAGCAGTGACCATCAAGTCATACAAGTCAGTGCCTGACTTTTGGTTAAGAATAATGACATCGGTTGCTGCCACGGTGCTGTTGGTCACGGTAAATGTTGCCGCAACAGTCGTTCCTGCTGCGCTAAACAGAGTGATTGCACCCGTTGTTTTGTTTAGCGTCACGCCCGTGGTGCGACTTGTTATTTGCGTAATTGCGCCACCAGCGCCAGTTGCGTAGCCTACGCCAGCCGTGCCTGTTGAAGCAATCACACCTGTGGCAGTCAAACTTGTACCTGTAGCTGCGCCAATAACAGGGGTAACCATAACCATACTTGTACTAGTGCAGGCACTAATATTGCCGCTTGCAACTGTCCCCAATACAGGTGCAGTCAACACTAATCCTGTACTTGTGCAAGCACTAATATTGCCACTGGCAACGGTGCCTAAAACAGGCGCAACCATTGTTGCATTGGTAAACAATAACGCATTGGTGACTTGTTTTGTTGTGCCTGATTGCACAATTGGCAAGACATCAGCAGCAGCAGCAGCAGTTGCAACGGGGAGAGATGAAATTGCGATGGTGGCCATATTAGTAGTTTCCTGCAAAAATGTTAAAACGTTGACGGGATGACACAATAGCGTAAGGCATAGACATAATGTCATCAGGATTGTTAATGCGCTTCAAATTGCGCTTAGAAGTCATTGCAATGCGCTGCACTTGGGGGCTTGGCTCCACGCCAAACTCAGGCGCAATTTCCATAGCCAAGTTGTAGGTGAAAGCTCGCAAATAGCCTGGTGGGAACAGAATATTTGTTGCCAAGTTAGCAGGCTGGGTCAGCTCTTCAACCGAAACAAAGTGCCATTCCAAGTCCCGTGTAGGCTGCGGGTAGATGGTCATCGTAACGTCAGGGTAGGTCATGTTGACAAAAATGACCTGTGGATACGTTGACGTTACGGTTTTAACAGCAATGCCGTCATATTGCTGTTGGTTGATAAATTTGATGCCGTAAGACACGTTGGTGCCTGCGTCGCGGTAGTAGGTGGCGTCATCTAGCAACACGGGGCGGTTGCCTATAAAGTTACCTGATGGGCCAAGGGTGCGTGTAATTTGACCGGCAGGCCAAGTAAATATCTGATCTTGGGTGCTAAAAACAGATAGACGCTCGGTATTCCAAGAGTCGATCATTTGATTCAATGCCATCAGCGAATCTTCAGACACAGACGCGGAAGTTGTCTCGCCTTCAGCCAATACGCCGAGCAATCGCAATGCTCTGTTGATTTGATCGCCAGCGGTGTATATGGCCATGTTACGCTCCTTGTTCTGCCGCCTCTAAACTAGGTCGGCCACGACGACGTTTAACTTCCAATTTGTTTGCAACAGGAGCCGCCTCAACAGGCGTATCCAAAGTATACCTTGTCCAGCCATTTGTTTCATCATAAACGGCTTCAAGTTCCATAGTGGCAACCTTTGCACCATGAACGGGGTGAGACATATAAATAACAGGCATAAAAAGAAGGGGGTGATTAGCCCCCTGTTGGTTTAGGCAGTGATGCCGATGTTTTTTAACGCCACACGAAGAGCATTGATGGCGGTTGCCAGCTCAGTCCCCGTAGCAGTATTTCCGACCGCAGTAATGGCCGCAGCTTGTGTAATTGGCGTGGTTCCATAGAAACCCGCAGTTCCACCAGTTTTACCCATGATTGCGCCGTTTAGTTGTGCGTCTTCAAACGCGACGCCTACAGCAATAGTATTTGGCATGATTTTTCCTTTAAAAAATAGAGGCCGAAGCCCCTATTTAGGTTTAAGCAATACGATACAAAGTGTATGCAGCGTCGCCAGTTTTGCGGAACATGAACTGCGCTGCGCCACCAACACCTGCCGCACTGCCGGTAATAGCAACAACCAAGTTGCCAACCGCAGTGATGCCAGTTCCAACAGCCATTGTGATGAGGCCGGTGGAAGTGCCAAGGTTAATAACAGTCAAATTGAACGTACTGCCAATTTTTGCGTTAGTTATAACCGCATCAATTGCGGTTGCCGTTGGCAAAGTGTACGTAGCAGCGGTTGTGGAGGGGTTACCCACCAACAAATTGCCCGTAATTTGTGCAACGGTCAGGGTTGCAGTTGCGGTTGCGGTCTGTTGAGACGCTGTTGCATACAAGTCAATTTCGTTCAGGTTGCCGTCACCGACTTGGTAGCCACCGCCAGAATTAGGTAATGCCATGATAATTTTCCTTTAAAAAAGTTTCTGATCAACCCCAGATGCGGCAGGCCATCTGTGGACGAATTGTGCTGAAGCCATACAGTACGTCAATACGGCAAGGCATACGGTCGTTGTTGATGTCGTACTGACGAACAACGCGCAAGCTGATACCGTTATGAACTGCGCGAGCAGCCATATCGACGCCTTGGGGCAGCAACAAGTCGGCGGTTGCAAAAGTGATCGCATCTTTGTGGTAAACCAAGTTTTGGGGATACTGAGTGCTGGCTGTACCGACAAACACAACGGCTTTGGCAGTAGCAGGCAAAGTCAACATGGTAGCCAAAGCGTGAGCTGCTGAATACATGGGCGCTACGGTCACAGTAGCAGTAGTGGTAACGGTCGAAGACGCCAAGGCCACAAACTGGAACAACGCGCCTGTGGACTCACGGGTTTGTGGGTTTACAGCGTAAACATCAGCAATCGTAAACACGTCACCAACAGCAATCAGTTCACCAGAGCCAACAGTCAACGTGAGGGTAGAAGCACCTTCAGTTGTTACAGCAGCGCCAGTGGTATTGCCTGTAGCAATGCGGGTGCCAGTAGTGTGCTGCTTGATTGACTGAGACATGTTGACTTCATCAAAGCCCAACACGCCAGTGCCCATCATGCCGTTCTTAAACTGCTTGCTGATGGTGTCGGTGGGGTTAAACAAGCCCTTCATGCCTTCAACCAAACCAGCGTTAGCGGCAGGATTGACAGTAGCGTAACGTGGTGACATCACGGCAGCATTTTCGTTCAACTTCTGTTGGGCTTGCAACAAGACCAAAGAAGTAGAAGGAGTGGTGCCAGGGGTGCCAACAGTGTTACCGATGGTTTTGTACGCATTGGCAACGTCAGCATCAATGCTGGAGGCCAACTGGCTGATACGGGGCTTCAGAACACGTTCTGCAAAGTCATCCAATTGCATGGTCAATTCAGCAGATGTGAAGTTGACACCAATGTGCTTTTGGGTAGACACGGCCAAAGTGGTGAACTGTTCGTTGTCGTCTTGCACTTGCAAGGCGGCACCGTCGGTTACCAAAGCGCGGTCAGGTAAACGAATACGCAGGGTCGAACCAATCTTGGCACCTTCAACAGCGAAGCTGTCGTCGTACTGACGGTTCACGTTACGGGTGAGCACCAAGTTGTTCTCGAGAATCTCGAGAGCTTTACGGGTGATCATGTCAATCGTTAAGATACTATTAGCCATGAAAAAAGTCCTTTAAAAATTGTTTAGCGGTTTTGTGCTTCCCACTTCTTACGCTGTCTTGCTCGTTCAGCTTCAATCCACTGCGAGTCCGTCATGGTCTTGGTAGACCGTGGGTCTGTAGTGTCATAAGCTGGGCCTCCAGAGGAGCGAGCTGTAACAGGCGAAATTGGTGCTGGCGCTGACGTAGTTCTTTTCACAGGAGGATCGGTAGCCAACTTGGCCTCAATCCTCCCAATTTCCTTGGCTTGCACGAATGGTGCCAAGCGAGAAATACGATCTGCTTCCTTGGGGTTAGCGCCGAGGTAGTAAGCTACTTCAGGGCCAATGTCCGAGGCTTGAATCGTCTGAGCCATCACGTTAGTAATTGGCAACTTGGGGTTGTAGGCGACTTGTTCAAAGTCGTCGTACTTCGTCCGAGCTTCCTCTTCCTTTTCGTGGTAGGTCTCAAGAATTGCAGATTGCTGCCTTGCTTCTTCTCGTTGGGCAAGCAGTTGTTCGGCTTTCTGGTAGGCCAATGCGTCTGCATAGGCTTCAGGGCTTTCAAACTGATCGACTGGCGGGACGTTTGCTGGCGCTCTCAGCGTCTGGGCTTCAGCTTGACGTTGAGTCTGGTCTCTTTCCCACTTACGTTGCTCTCTTGCAAGCCTTTTGCCAATTGCTGCATCAAGTTCTTCTTGGGTAAAAACCCTTGAAGGCTCTTTTGCTTCTTCAGCGACTTCCGGCGTTTGAGTTGCTTCCTGAGTGGCCGTCACTTCTGGAGCTGGCGCGGAGTCAACTTCCGCTAAGGTTTGTTGGACTTCTTCAGTCATTTTTGAATCTCAAAGATTCCCTGGTGATCGCACCAGTACGGTTTTCAGCATTATGCTTGAATTTGGGCTGTTTGGTAAGCTGGCTGTAAACGTCTTGGATCATCAGCCAAATAAAGACCACCATCGTAACCAATTACGACTTCAGCATCATGTTCTGTCGCACCTTCGGGCAATGGATTATTGATGGTTTCAACACCATCTACAACTTTGATCTGGTAATCCCATTCGCCAATATTGATGCAAATGCCTTGAGCGTCACGATAAATTTTCATTTTGCCACCCATCCTGTGTTTCCAGTTCCTGATTCTTTGACATACAGCGTTGTGCCAGCACCGCCATCAGTTCGTGTAAAAAGCGAACCAATACTTGCTGTAACAGCGCCTTCTGGCGAACCTGGCGCAGATGTCCAAATTCTCTGGTCTGTACCAACTCGCAAATCAACCGTATAGGTGCTTTGCCAGCGAAGACTAGAAGTCCCAAGAAGGTTTGCGTTGTCTTGTATTGGAGCTGCTCTAGAAAATTCTCCAGGCCTATTTTCTACGTAAATAAAGTTACCGCCAGCGTTTAATATCGTAACTGGAGCATAAACGGGCGTATCGTAAGTAACAAAATCAACGCATCCAATAACAAAGCTATTTGTTTGGTTTGTAAATTTAATGCTGTCTGTTGCTGTTGGTTTAATAAATTTACAGTTTTGAATTCTTGTTTTAAACACAGTGCCAGTTGTACCAATATTAAGGTCATGTGTTTTAGTGTTTGCTATACCAATAAAATCACACGACATAAAATAATGGTCAGTGCAACTCCCATCCAAAGTGTCGTTAATAGTTACAGTATTAGTGACGTTTGCAGCGCCTTGTGGCTCAAATATACATTCTGTAAACGAGTGTTTACTACCAGAATCAATTAGAAGAAGTTGAGTGGCTGAATAGGCGACATCGTTGTAAACGGTTGTTCTGTGGAAATAGTTTTCTGTTCCACGAATCAAGTGAACTGTGGATGTAGTGCCGTTATAAAAAACGCACTGCTCAAACATTGTGTTGTACATATCCTCAAGCAAGACCGAAACAGGCGGCGCTGTTGAAGTTCCTTGAGCTGAGTACACGTTTACTATTCGCCCGTAAATGATGAACTTAAGGTGAATGTTGTTTGTGGTGCAGCCGTTGACAAACACATCTTCAATAATGTGATGTGCGCTGCTTCCAAGGGTAGTACCAAGAATGGCAATTCCCTTTGCGGCCAAATCATTTCCCTCTACCGCAAGGCTTTTAATTCGCATGTTGTATGCGGTTCCCGATAAGCCAAGTACGGTAATGCCAGCAGTGCCAGCTTTGATGGTGGTGTTGTTTCGGTCGTTTCCAAACAAAGTAACACGGCTTTTTAAAGTAATGCCTGTGTTGACAAGGTAAGTTCCGTTTGGAAAATACACCGACCCGCCAGCATCAGGTGTAGCGTTGATAGCAGCCTGAATTGCAGCAGAGTCATCCGCAACCCCATTGCCAACAGCGCCAAAGTCAAGCACGTTTAGGCTTGCGCCGTTTATCATCGAATATGTTGCTTTGGTCAGTGCCATAATCTATTCCTTTTACCAGTTAGCCAATGCAGTGTACTTGGAGCCGTTTTCAACATCTGTTTCAAACTCGGCTTTTTGTTCTTGGGAGTAATTTCGGCTTTTAACTCGTTTGAGTTCTTCGCCAACAAGTTCAAGCCAAGTAGCTTCTAACGTGTTTGACTTTATGTCGTGGGTTACAGAAGCAAGATAACTCATGCTGTTACTCCTTTGATTACTGCAAAATTGAACACGGGTTGTTCAATTGTTGTGCCGCCTGTTGTTGCAAAAGTTATCCGAAAGCTACCCGCAGCGGTAGCCGTGACAAATATTTGATATAAATCAGTGCCTGACTTTTGCGTAACGTGAACAACATCAGTAGCCGCCACGGTTGAATTGGTAACGGTAAAACTTTGAAAAGTTGCAAGGCCAGCAGCAGAAACAAGAGTAATAGCACCATTGGTTTTATTTAACGTCACGCCAGTTGTGCGAGATGTTGCTTGGGTAACAGTACCGCCCGAGCCAGTGCCATAGCCGAGGCCACCAGCACCAAATATAAGTACATTCCCAGAAAAATAGTTTTGCGCTGTACCAGAAGCGTAGATGTTGTATTTGTTTGCACCGCTGGTAACTGTGCTGGTGATACCGTAATTGTTTGTACCTTGAGTTTGGTCAACAATGTAAAGACCATGCTGGTTTGTAATAGTTGACCCAGCGCCTTTGACTGCATTGAACGCATAAAAAGCGTGTAGGTTAGCAACGGTAAACGCTGCGGCTGCGGTGGACACTCTAGAACTAACACCGTTGCCCGTAATTGTTGAAGCACTTGTAATTGTTGGCAGTGAGATTATTCCCGCTTGATCTGTGCCAGTTAAAGCGGTTGAAGTTAGCCTAATACCGCCACTAGAAACCGCAGCGCCGCCCACCCCTATGTACCCATTCACCGTCACAACGTCAGTGGTCGCATCGCCAAGGGTAGTGTTACCTGTTGACGCAAGTGTAGTAAAAGAACCCGCATATCCCCCACCGTTAGTAATGTCAGCAACGGTGGTTTTGACTGTTGCGCCACCTTGAACAATCGGCAAAGTCTCAGTACCCACCAACGGCGTAGTAGCTGAAGTCAGTGCTGATATTTTGCTGTTAGTCATGCTCAGTTATACATGACTTCAATGGTTGAAGTAATAGGCGGTGCTTGTGAAAATGTCAAACTTGTACCTGCTACGGTGTATGTGTTTTTTTGTTGATATACGCCGTTGATATACACAAAAGTAAAATTCTCTCCAAGAGAGGCAGTACTCAACGTAAAGACCGTTTGTGATCCTGTGCCAGTAAAATTTTGAACTTGATACGCTGCCGCACCAAGCCCAGTTATGTTGTCGTATGTTGCAATAAGCACATCCGCAGATGTATTTAAAACAAATTTATATGGCGGTGAATTTATCCAAATCTCACCGCCTGGTACTCGACCCGCAGAATCCAAAATGATTGGGTTGGTATGCGCTGTTACACCACTAGAAGATGTATATGTGACTTGAGGTGTGGTTGTACCAGCAGCATAGGTGTAGAGCTTGCCGCCTGACAAGATCACACCATTGTTGTTAAAAAACTGGGCCGCTGCGCCGCCCACGGGGGAGAGAAAGACGGCCATGATTAACCTTTATTCGTATGCAACAGTAAAGGCCGCAGAAGTACCCGCAAGCACTATGTACAGACCTTTGTTGAAGAACAAACCCGCAGGAAAGTTCAAGTAGGTTGTGCCTGCGGTCACAGAAAATGTATCGGCAATCTTAGGGTCACCAGTGCTTGACGCGCCTGAGTCATAGATTGTCAAAGTGCCGCTTGAAGATGCTGTCACAAAGATACCGAACAGTTTGCCAGCCCCAACTTTGACTTGTGTCGTTGCAGCGGCTTGGGTGTAATTTGCCATGATGTTTCCTTATGCCAAAAAGCGGAGTTTGTAGAGGGTACGCAAATAAATCTCAACGATATTATCTATCAGTTGCTGAAGCGATGAATCAGTTTTATCGCATACATCGTAACGAGCACCTTCAATTTCAGCAAGCGAGGCTTGCAAGAATTCAATGATGTTAGATGTCTTTTTTGCCGAATTCAGAGTAATAGGGCCAATTAAACCGTATCGGCCTTGGTACGCTTCAGCAAAGTCATCAGCCGCACCAATAATACGCTCGTAGAAGATATTGAGCGCTATGTGCTTGCTGTAACTGCGAGTGTTCAAATGCACAGAATGGGCAACGTCCCGCGCCAAAAACAGCAAGCCTAAAAAATCAGCGGCTTTGTGTGTCATTGTGGCATTCCTTGTGGTGGCATCATTTCCATAGGCTCTTCACGCATTTCAGGCATTTGGTTCATCATCTCTTGCGATTCCAAAGCTGCCGCAACCACGCCCATCGCAATATCTTGGATCTGTTGTTCGGTCATGCCAGCTTGCACCGCAGCGATCCGCTTGGTTTCGGCCTCGTACATCTTAACTTCGGCTTCAAAGTCTTTGCGTTGCTGCTCTTGCACCTCGATTGACTTGCCAACATTTTGGATCATCTGGTGCATCTGCTCCATCTCTTGACCCATCGCTTGCATCTGCTGTTCGGCCATTTGCAACTCTGGTGACTTGTCGCCGTCTTCCATAAGCTTGGGATCAATCGTCTTGGCAAAACGTTTGGCCATCTCTTGGGCACCAGGCCAGTCCATGTTTTTCACAAACAAGTCGCCAGCCACTTGCCACAGTTGGGGGTTACCCTGCAACAACTGAGCCATTGCTTCCAAGGCTTCTTGGCGCTTGGTTGCGTAGCCTGGGCCGGTTGCCACCACCACGTCGTACTTGCCGACGCTTGGGTTGTAAATCTTCTCGATCAATATGTCGTCTTGCATGATCTTCTTGACGGCTTCAGGCTGGTCAGGATTTAACTTGACCATGTCGGTGTCACCGTCTATACCAATGATGCGAGCCACGCGCTGGGTGTCATACACCTTAGGAATCAAGTCTACGAGCTGGCGCACAATATGACGTACACCACGGGCCAAGTTGTCACCATAGTGGTAAGTGCCTACATCACCTTCACGCTGACGCGCAAGAATAGCTTTGCCGCTTCTTTCATTGGACGACATGCCCAAAGATGCGTTGTATTGGCCAGTAGATGCTTTGATGTCCTCAGATGCGCCTGCTTTGGCTTGCAACAGACCGCTGGAAGCCATTGGAGGCTGCGCCCTAGCTGGCAGTGGCAGGACAGCACCTTGGCCGTCTGTAACGTCTGGATTAACTTCCAAGTACGGCCAGTTGGTCGTGTTTGCAGTCTTCCACTGATTT